TAATGTAGCAGAAGCTATTGGAAAAATGGGAAAAGAGCAATTCAATAAACTTTTTGAAGAAAGGAACTGATTATGATTAAATCATCAGTCATAGACAAATTATACGAAGCCGACCTGTGCCAAGCCATTGGTAGGGTCTATACCGATGCTTCTTATAAGATACGTAACAACGGTACTGCCGAGGGCTTCTCTCCTTTCAAAAACGAACGCACTCCGAGTTTTAAAGTATCGAATGTGAAGAATATTTGGAAGGACTTCGGTACGGGTAAAGCTGGCACAAATATCATTGATTTCATTCAAGAATACAAAAGCGTGGACTTCCTCGAAGCGGTAAAAATTGCCTGCGAAACTCTTAACATTCCTATAGAATACGAGAAAGAAACCTACGAGCAGAAAGAAAAACGAGCCCAAAAGCAATCCCTTAGTCAAATTCTTAAAAAAACTTCCGAGCTATACCGTCAGAATTTTGTGAGTTTATCTCCCGAAATGAATGCAAAAAAGTATATGCTTAGTCGTAGTTTTTCCGATGAAATCTTAGATAACTTCGGTATTGGTTACGCCTTGGCAGGCTTATATGAGACGTTCAAAGAACAAGCGATTGTGAGCGAGGGGGAAACCTTGGGACTGTTGAAGAAGAATCAACAGGGTATGTACTACGATTTCTTCAAGGGGAGAATAATTTTTCCTATATATGACAAACACGGGCATTGTGTAGGTTTTGGTGGTAGAATTCTTACAAATGATAAAAAACAACCTAAATACCTCAATTCTCCCGAATCAGACCTCTTTAACAAATCGGAGCTACTATATGGCTTTCATTTAGCGCGTAATACCATTGCCCAAACAGGTGAGGTATACCTCGTGGAAGGCTATACCGATGTAATGCGAATGCACCAAATAGGTTTTACCAATACGGTTGCTACGCTTGGTACCGCACTTACCGCACAGCACCTACAGCAGCTCAAGAAGCTATGCCGTAAGATTATTATCTTCCGCGACAGCGATAGTGCAGGTCAAAATGCCGCTCATCGCGATTTAGAAATGATATTGCAGGCGGGTTTGTTTGCCGAATTGGTAGTAATCCAATCCGAAACCAAAGAAGATCCCGATAGTATAGGCCAACGCCCAGAGGCGGTAGAAATTATCAAAGCCTCACGCACCGATGCTATAGTGCACCTTATTGGCGAAGCCTACCGCGCTGCTCTCGACCGCTATACCGAGAAGCACGGAGAAAGTAAAAAGGCTCTGCTATTACCCGAAGATAAAAAAGCCCTCACCGATTTAGCATCTAAGCTCGTAGGTTGTATTCCTGATGATACCACTCGTGAAGCATATGTGGAGCAAATCAAAGAGTTATTTAAAATTAAGATAACTTCAAAATCCGAAAAGTCTGAAAAGCAATATCTCAAGACACCAGAGATAATTATTGATATGGAAGAAAAGGACTCTCACCTTAGTAGACCAGTAGGCGAGGGCGACGGTTCTCTCGACTTCTATCATTTCCCAGAGGAGGTAGAAGACCCTTACCTATATAAGAGAGAGATCATAGAATATGGACTCTTTCAGCACAGAAACCGTATCTATACATCAGCAGGGAAGGAGGGTAAGGAATATTTTATGGCTATATCTAATTTTTCTATTGAGATTGTACAGCATATGCAAGACGAGCAGTTTCCGATGAAGCTCATTCGTATCTGTAATGTACATAACACTGAGAAGATTTTCGACGTGATTTCTGATAGGATAAATACGCTACCGTCGTTTAAGAATGTGGTTACTTCTTATGGTAACTTTTCATTCTCAGGTACAGCTGCACAACACGAGCGCCTTTTGCGCTATTTATTTGACCGTATGGGCAACGGTCGAAAAATTGATGTACTTGGTTGGCAACCTGAGGGATTTTGGGTATGGAATAATAAGATAGTGATACCAGGGGAACGTGAAGAGCTTATCAATAAAGAAGGATTGTTTAAGCTAAATAACGAAAGTTATTACATTCCGTCGGCGAATAGAAATTATGATAAAAACATCTATAAGTATGGAGCACAAAAAAAATTCAAATCATTTGACACTACAATGAGCATTCCTAACTATTTTCGACAAGTGTATAAGGTACATCGTGGATATGCTATTACAGGTATTCTTTTTGGTATTGGTTCGCTCTTTCAAGATATCGTGGTGAGCTGTACAGGCTTCTTCCCAATATTATTCTATTTTGGACCAGCTTCTACGGGTAAAGATAACATCTGCGAAGCGATACAATCATTTACAGGAGTACCTCAAACCGCTATACAATTGGAGGGTGCAGCCTCTACCATCAAAGCGCAAATACGAGAGTTTGCACAGTTCAGCAATGGTATTTCGCAGCTATCAGAATACAAACGAGGCAACCCCCAAGTAGACGGTATCATCAAAGGTTTATGGGATAGACGAGGCTACAAGCGTGGGTCAATTGAGAGCAAAGTGGCGGTAGACGAAGTACCTATCATCAGCTCTACCATACTAACAGGGAATGATTACCCCAGTGCCGAAGCTCTTATCTCACGCCTTATTTGGGAAGAGATGGAGAGTAGAGATTTCAGCGAGGAGGAGAAAAAGGAATACGATAAACTGAAAGATATTGTTCGTAAAGGTATTTCGGGGATATCCGATATATTTATTAACCAACGAGTTTTTTTTGAAGAACGTTTTCTCGACACTTACCGTGTGAATAAAATTGCCTTGGGGAAGCTTGAGAAACTGCAAAACCTACCTACTCGTATTATCGACAATTTAGCCGTATTGCACACCATATATAATATATTCGAGTCACAACAGTTCTTTCCATTTGGTAAGGCTGATATGATTAACCATTTTGAACAAATAGTAGAAAATCAACGCCGTAAACTCGATACCGATTCACCGATCAACAAGTTTTGGGATTGTTTTTTATCGTGTATGCGCCTAACCCAAGGGGAAACACTGAGGATAGATATAAACATACGTGAGGAAGGAGGACTCTTAAAATTCAACTTCACGACTGTGTTCAGTATCGTTCAGCGACAATGGTTTGTGCAGAATCGTGAAGCTGCACCTTCTAAAGCAGAAATGCGAAAGCTCATTAAAGAGTGTGAAGCTTATAAAGAAGAAGTGAAGAGTACTCGCATCAATATGGAGATTAATTGTAATACGAGTGCTTTTTTGATAGACTTAAACAAGGTAAATATAAAAGAAGAACTAATGGCAGAAATAGAATTACAGCGTATCCGAAAACCTAAGAACAATAATAATAGTAACGTTCCAGAAGCAATAACAGACGAAGACGATTTGCCTTATTGATTATTTTTTTGAAAAAACACAATTTATAGCTAAAAAACAATAAAAATTTTTCCGACATTTCCGACAAAGATTTATTTATTTCAAAATCACTTTATTAAGTAGTAAAATCCTGTCGGAAAGTATGTCGGAAATGTCGGAAAGTGTAGGAAAGTTTTTTTGTTTTCCTACAAAATCCTACGAGATTTTGTAAAAAGAATTATTATTACATCACACAAATAGTTGAAAAATAGTACTTTACACTCTTTGTAGGTTTTGTCGGAAATGTCGGAAAAAAAAATGCCACTTTTTTTATAAAATGCATTTTTTAATAGTTAAAATCTTTACACAAAATATTTCTTATAAATGTTATTTATAGTTATGCAATACTATTTCAAAATATTAACAAATATGAAAGTAGAGTCAGTATACCTGCACAAAAACAATTGTGTCGCAATGGGGCTCTATCGTCAAGGGAACTTGGTAGGCGGATTGCTCCCTGCTGGGAGTCCTCTCGACCTGTTGGAATATATTAAATACCTATATGATATATTCCCCGAGCAGAAAACAAACCTGTCTATGTACAAGTGTTTGAATGTGACTATTACCTACGCCAATGACGGCTGGGGAAAATTCTTGCACAATGAAGAATTGCAGTGCGAACCGCAGGGAAAGAAAAAGAGTTTTATTAGCAACCCACTACTCTGTATTGAGCCTATCATCACGCACTTTAAGAAAAGTAATGCTTATATTGCTGCTCTGTACTGGCACCAATACTTGGTAGGATTGTGCAATGTGCCTATAACGCCGACAACAAAGTCACTTAACTTGAAAGACTTTGCCCCTTACCTATATACAATATATCCAAAAGACATCAATGAGCTGGATACCTTTGTAGAAAAGAATACTGCAATTGAGTATTTCTACAACGACGAAATGATAATTAGCAAATTAGAAAATTAATATGATAAACATTACCTTACAACTACCTATTTACCTTATTAAGTATATGCGCACGCTTTACAGCGAGCCTTACGTACCTAAATCGGACGACGAAATGGGTATTTATATCCTCAACATTTTGCAGCGTAAAACAAACGTATCAGAATACCAATACAGGGAACGCAAAAATACGCTACACCCTTATCAGCTTAGCATTAGTATGAGTTGTTACGAGAAGCGGGGTTGTATAATACCGACCGAGAAGAATGCTCTTATCGTGAAGTTCGTGGATAGTCATTTTCGAAAAGAACTATTTCGCAATGCCGTGCTAAATAACCATTACTACTGTATACCCTACCGTACCAGTATACTCAACTCCTTGCAAGCCTACAATATTACTGAAAGTGAACTATCTTACGAGACCATTCGCAAGGATTTTAACCGAAAAAAAAATGAGATAGAAAAACGATTATTAAAATGAACACCCTACACCTCACCATAAAGAAAAAGTGGTTTGATATGATATTATCAGACGAGAAAACAGAAGAGTATAGAGAAATCAAGCCCTATTGGACAAAGCGATTTTACTCAAAGAAGTACCATTACATCTGTTTTCGCAATGGGTATGCCTCCAACGCTCCTCAATTCACCATTGAATTGAAAAGTATAACACCGAGTACCGGCAAACCAGAATGGGGCGCAGAACCCAACAAAAAGTACTTCGTACTATACTTAGGGAAGATTATTAACACTAAAAATATTGACAAATGAGAACAAAAAAAAATATTTTAGGTAAAATTTCTATTGAGTTAATAGAGAAAAGAAATAATATATATAGTCTTGAGATAACATCAGGATTAAATAACGCACAAATAGATGTGCTAACAGATATATTATGTGAAGGACATAAGGGGGCTCACGGAGAAAAATTTTGTAATTTGGTAGAAGATACAATAGACGTATTATCGAAAATTCTGTACTCTTATAATCAAAAACTAAAAGGTGTACGAGTAATATTTAAAGATTAAGAAATATCAACAAATGAGAACAATCAAAGATTTAACCGTAAAAGTAACCTATACTGTAGGTTTATCAGATGTAAAAGTACCTGAAGAGGTAGCCAAACAATTAGAACAAATGGCAGATTATGGATTTTCCATTTGTGATAGTGAAATAAACAAATTTCCTGAAGCTTTTGAATGGTGCAGTGACAATATAAGTGAGGATGATGCCCTCTACTGGGAATACGAAGTAGAAATTGACTAATAACACTAAAAATATCAACAAATGAAAACAAAAACTTTTAAAGAATTATCAATAAAGGTTACATACTCTGTAGACCTTTCAGAGGTAGAAATACCAGAAGAAATTGCTAAACAAATGGAGCAAGCATATGATAGAAGAAAAAGAATTTGTCTATGGAGACCATTACAATATCCGAAATTAGAACAATGGTTAATTAACCATGTTGAAGAAGAGGATAGTGAAGACCTTGAATATGAAATTGAAATTTTAGAAGCCTGATAAAATGAATAAAGAACAATACCCCACTTGGCTTGTACCTTTGGATATAGCCAAACAACTCAAAGAAATAGGGTTTAATGAACCTTGTTTGGTTACTTACCACGAAGTTTTTGACGAAGAAATGATATTCATCTCATTTGAGGGTGATTCTTGCTACTATTTTGCAAATCTCTCAGAATGTAGTCAAAGAACAAATTCTGAAATGGGAAAAGATATCCTCGAAGTAGGTAAGCACTATTCTTACGCTTGCTCACTCCCCACTTGGGAACAAGTGTTTGAGTGGTTTAGAGAACGTGGATTGCATTGCTCTATTCGCTACCTTATATGTCCTGTTACCTACTCTTTCCACATCATAGACAATTGCAACTGGGATAAAGGGTGTGGCAATCGCGATACTTACGAAGAAGCTCGTGAGGCGTGCGTAGAAGAATTGATAAAAATATTCAAAGAAAATAAAGATAAATTAAAATGATTACAAAATTAAGGAAATTATACAAGACTAATTGATAGAAAACCCACTTTTACTTGTAAGGTTACAATTCCAAAAATTAATTGGTAAGAAAAACTATAATTTTTCGAGAGGCAAAGACTTTTTTTTCATTCTTTGCCTCTTTTTTTGTAAAAAAAATATTATATATAAAACATTGATTATATAGTAGTTACACGCTTTTGTTACAGATATAACAAAATAAAATGAAAAAAAATACGCAAAAAACTTGTACAATAAAAATTATTGCCGTATCTTTGTACCGTAAAATTAAAGCAAGAACAATTATTAACATTAAAAACCCAAAGAAAATGAAAGTTACAATTACAATTAAAGACATCTACAACCAAGTATCTTACATCAACCCAAGTGTATCAACTGTCAGCTCAATTGGTAGTTTTGTAGAAGAAATCAATCGCCAAGTTGCTAATTCTTTCAGAAGTAAATTAATGGCATACTTACCTACATCATCATTAGCTTACAAAATTATTTCTGAAAATTTAAAAGATTTTTTCAGTGAAAAGCAAATGTGGGTAATTGCTTACGAATTACAGAAGAATGCTGAATACGTTGCTAAACTACAAGTAGAATTAGAAGCTGAAGAGAGAAGAGTAGAAGCCAAAGCAGCAGCAAGTAAAGCAAAATTGAACGCTAACAAAGAAGCAAGCCAAGAAGTGCTTGACTTTGTGAAATCAAACAAAAAACTATTGAAAGATTATTATGCTTTCGTAAAGAAAAACAAAAAATACTCTAAAGAGTACTACTCTAAGAAGTTCACCTTAGAGAGTGCAACTGAATTTGTAAACTTGTAAAATTAATATTAACATTTAAAACTCAAAGAAAATGAAAGATTTATTCAACAAATTAGCAGAAAGAAAAGGTGATTATTCAGTAAGTGAATTAACACCTATTGTAGATGATTTAGCATCTCAAATCGTAGCATTAGAACCTTACACTATAGAGGTTGATAAACAATGGTCAGGTTATGGCACTTGGAAATCCAAAGGCTGGGTTAATAAAGCGTACTTCGGTGAAGAATTAGCTAATATCATTGTTAAAGCTCTTAATGGTAAGATAACTCACGATGAAGATTATGAGTTTGATTTGAAAGATTTTGAAGAACCTATCAGAGAGCGCATTTATGAATACTTATACTAAGTAATTGCAAAACAAAAGCCCCTAATATTACATTAGGGGCTCACTTGTAAAATTAAAACAATTCTAACGATTTAAAAACCTTTAGAAATGAGGGTGCAAAAATACAAAATAATATGCAAAAAATAAAAAGATTTGAATTAAAAATGCCAAAATTTCTATTGGCATTTGAGCCAGAGCAAATGCCTAAGGGCTTTCAGTTTATTTACTCGCCTCATTACCTATCATTGGTATTGGTAATTAGAGAGCGTACACAACAAGTAGCACTTAACGATGAATTAGTGCATAAACCTCAGAAGTTATATGTATGTAATGAATATGAGCAGTTCAAGCTCATAATAATTCAGAACAACGTAAAGATAACAGGAGGAGAATTAGCCCCTGCTATTTCTGAAACACAATTCTTAGATGAAGCGTGGGAATGGTATAATACTAATATGATAACACAAGAATAATTATGACACCACACGAGAAAGTAATATACATCATTCAGCAATTGGAATTATCCGATAGCAAGGTAGCACGTGCGATACAGAAGGGCGTATCGACTACCACTCACAAGAGAATGAACCTAAGAGGGGCAAAATTCAGTGAAGAAGAATTTACAAGACTTCGTGATTTCTACCTCGAAAAATTAAGAAAAATAGAAATGTTATAATAAAAAATTTCGAAAGTTGTCCCTTAATTAATAACTGATAAAAAATAAAAGGTAAAAATTTGTTTTATAGTCTTTTACCTTTTATTTTTTTTACTTTTTAGCTTCTTAAAATCTCCCTCCTACTCTCTTACATCTCCATTATAGCACTACTATTGCTCTCATACAGGCTACATACTGCCTATACCTCGCGAAACCTTATAAATAAGCACCTCACAGTACTCTTTATTTTTATTTTTTTATTAGTAATAGTCCTTTCACACTCCTTTCTAACCGCCTACTTTTGCAGTATAATCTGTTAATTATGATAGATATCTGTAATCTCCCCGAACCCTTTACACGCGAAATCTCACACGTGCTTCTTTTTGATGCTACAATCTTTAGTTTCAATCAGAACCTGCGTGCACTCACCCCTGATATTAATAGTTATCTCTTACGTATTGACCTGCATAACCCTACGCCTTACAATCGCAAGATAAGTATCAAGCAGCAAAATCACAACGACTACTTTGATGTGCAAGTATCACTACCTATTTATGATTTATCCAAAGAAACACGCAAGAAGCTCATTAGTTTTCACAAACAGCGTAAGTACGTGGTGGCTCTCGTTTCACAGCAGGAAATGCTCATCGTAGGAAATGCCCGCGAACCTTTTACCCTCAGCGTAGATGATAACATTACAGATAATGGCAGAGGAGCCGACACCTATATAGTAACCCTCACAGGGCAAACGATTATCTTCCCGAATATCAGTAAGGTTACCGAGAAGTTCCGTGTCCTTTTCTTTATGCCTCCATTGAAATAATTTTGCCTCGTAAATCTATTATCTAAATATGTTCTTTTCGATTAATCATAATTATTTAGTTCAGAAGCTCCCCGAGCTCCTCTTAGCCTTCCGTAAGGGAGGCTTTGAGAGCTCTCATTGGTATGAGGAAGTCTATCAATGGGATTTTCAAGAGCGTAATGCCTCACTACAGTATGGGCGCAAGTTTTTTCCCGTGATTGTAGATTTAAAAACTCCCATTGTAAAATACACCTCCTACGGCTACATCGGCACTCAATATATTAGTTCTCTTTTAAAATCTTTAGATTCTCATCCTTCCGTTACCGCTATCGTTTTAGATATCGATAGCGGGGGCGGTATGGTGAGCGGTACTCAGGAGCTTGCTCACACCATTCGCTCTATGCAGAAGCCTACCATTGCCTATACAGGCGGGTATATGTGCAGTGCAGCCTATTGGATTGGAAGTGCGTGCGACAAGGTAGTAGCTGCGCCTTTTGCCGAGTGTATTGGTAGTATCGGAACAATGCTCAGCGCACAGGATTTTGCCCCTCTTTTAGAGAGGTATGGTGCGAAAGTTTACGAACTCTACGCTCCCGAAAGCACGGAGAAAAACAAAGCTTGGCGTGCCCTTAAAGCAGGCGATGACAAAGATGTATTACAAAACTTATCTAACTTTAATGCCCGTTTTTTGAACGATGTTAGAGCTTTTCGAACCGAAGTAAATGAAGCAGTATTCAAAGGTGATGTATATATGCCTGAGAAAGCCAAAGAAATCGGACTTATTGATGATATAATGACCCTCGACGAAATCATTCGTCAATTAATAAATTAAGAATTAAAAAAAATGAAACACTCGAAAATCACTGCCCTATTGGCTCTTACAAGTCTCGACCTTAAGAAACCTCTCTTAGGGGGCGAACACTTTACTGAACTTAAAGAATCGCAGCTCGACAAAATTGAAGCAGCTCTTGAGGCTGCTGAAAACGCTGCCGACAATACGAGTCTTGAGCAACTAATGGCAACCCTCAAAGCCGACAATGAAACGCTCTCGGCTGAAAAGGCTACCCTTACTGCCGAGAAAGAAGCTCTTACCGCACAAGTAACGGCTCTTACTGCTGAAACTGAAAAGTTGCAGAAAGAATTGAACGAACGCCCTGCCCATTCGCTCCCCGGTAACGACGGCAAAGAGGCTTCGGAAGGCAACGGACTTATCGACGGGTACTTAGACCCTAACGATGCTCATAACAAACTTTTAAACGAAATATAATACTTATGGCAAAAGAAGAAACTATGAAAGTGGAGCAAATCAAAAACGAATTGCTTCGCTACATCAGCACAAAACCTAAGTTGCTGCAAGCAGCTATACTCTCTAAAGAGATTTTGCTCAACCGTCATTCGCGCACCATTACCAAGGTAAAAGGCGAATACGTATCATTACATTCGCTCATTGGGCACGTGGTACAAGGATTCAACTCCAAGAAGTGGACTCCTTACGGCGAAGTGCAATTCCGCAAAAAGGTGATGAAAAACTACCATCAGAAGGTAGACTTTGAACTCGACCCTGCCGAAATTCTCGGTACTGTACTTGAGGAAATGTATGACGAAGGAAAATCACTCAAAGACAAATCAATTTCAAAACACGCGATTGATTTGCTCTTGCAGAAGATTATTTCGGACGTGAATATCCTTTCGGTTATTGGTAAGTACGATGCCAATAAGATTGGTATTGCCACCCCTGAGTTTGGCACTTCAATGGATGGGCTTAACGAAATTATCGCCAAGGGATTGAAAGATACTGCCAACCCCTACTTCCTCATTCCTGCCGATGCTATCACGGCTACCAATATCTTAGATGTGGTAACGGCTTACGAACGTGCCTTGCCTGCGGTATCGAAGAACCAAGTAACAAAAATCTTTATGAGCGTTACCGATGCTGAGAACTACCAAATTGCCTACGAAGACAAATTTGGTCAAAACAAGTTTCAAGACAACGCGCTCAAAACACGCTTGGGTAAACGCGAAATCGTTGCTATCCCGAATCTTAAAGAAGGTACGATTGTTTCAACCGTTGAAAACGGCTTCGTGAAAATGGTAGACATCATTGATAACCCTGCTACTATCACCGATGTACAAGTAGACAAACGCATCTTGAACATCTTAGGTGAGTTCACCTTGGGTTACGACTTTGCTATCAACGAACTTACTTATGTGTACACCTCCGATGGCACTAAGAAGCGCGGCTTGAACAACAAAGACCTCAATGAGTTGTACTATCCTGAAGAACAAGGATTGGAAGCGTAAACTAATTGGAAAATTAGCAGATGAGTAAATTTGCTAATTTTCTAATTCTCAAAATTTTCAAAAT